ATCGGCAAGTCGGCTGCGCCGGTGCGGACGATGTTCGTCTCGACCGACTCGGTTGCAACCACGCGGGCGCACACGAGACGGTACTGCTTGTCGCCGTCGTTCCAGTCGATCACGACTGCTTTCTCGGCAAGGGCATCGCCAGCGGCGGGCGGTGTGTACGTGTATTCGCCACCGGCCTCGGTGACTTCACCGCCACCGAATGCGAGCTCAACGTTAGCGGCTGACCATTCACGCAACACGAACGACACGTCCATGGTACGCCCGGTCACTACGCGGCGCACCGGCATAAGCGACTGGAACGCGGCGATGTCTGACACTTCAACCGACGAGGTGAGGGTAATCCCGTCCTCGGAGATGTAGCCTACCGCTTCGAAGGCCGCGTTGAGCGAACCGTCGACGGTGGTGGGAAGTGTGGTGCCGGTTGGGGCTACCGAGATGGTGCCGTTGCTACCGACGAGAATGTTGGCTGGGTTGCTCATTGTTTACTTATGCCTCCGGGTTTGGGTGGATGTGGATCGTTACGCTTCCGAGGTATCTCGGCTTGTCTGTCTCCGGGTCGGGAGACCATACGAGCCCGGTGTCTATCTCGGAAGACGTAATGACACCTTCCTCGACCTGTGCGGTCTCCGGTAGGGTTTCCAAGACGGATAGAGCCAGGACGGTCGCGTCGAACGCGTCGCCCTTGGTTTCCGCCCAACCCTCTACCGTTATGCGCATCGCATAGAGCCAACGTTGCACCGCGACGGTTCCCCCGGTTAGAGAAACCCGTAGCCTGGGGAACTCGGCCTCGGCCGGTACTTCGGTCGACACCCGGTTCTCGCCCAGGAGGTCGGTTAGTTCCTCGTTTTCGAGCAACGCCTGCACTACGGCTTTTTCGATGTTAGGTATCATTCGCCACCCCCGCGCTCGGCTTCGTATCGTCTACGTGCGGTACGTTCGGCAAGGGCATCCCGAATACGTCGAGATAGTTCGCCACGATTCACGCTGCGCTGCGGCTCGTACGCTATCTCGAACTGTGCCCCGTATTTTTGTGCGACTTGTTCGGCGGCGTTTGTAAGTATCATGCGCGGCGGATACGCCAGGGTGCCGTATTCTATCCAGACGGCTTTGAAGTCGTAGTTGCCGACGAAGGCTACGAGGCCGTCGTATTGTTTGAAGTCCGGGTCGACCATGCGATTTTTCATGCTGTACGTGCCGTTGATTATGATGAAGGTGTCGAGGTACCGGTGCTTGTTGCGCTGACCGCGTCGCCGACGTGCGACACCTGGGCCGCGCTCGCCGCGTCCGTGTTGGGTGATCTTGTTGGCAACCTGACGTAGGCGACCGGCGGAGAGAACGGCGGACGAGAACTCTTTGGCGTAGTATCCTTCGTCGCTTGCCCGGCTGCTTGCAGCTTGTTCCGCCTGGGTCTTGATGTCGTCCGCGAGACTTTGCAGCAAGTCCTTGGTTTTTTTGGAACGGGTGATCGAGGCGAGCACCGCGTCCAGGTTGACGGTTAGTTCCGATTTCTGTTCGCTCATGCCACTACCCTCCGCAACGTAGCCTCCCAGTGGTGCGGGCCACGTGCGCCGAGGCGCATGATTGGCGCGCCATCCACTTCGTACGTCAAGCCGTCGACTTCTATCCGCACGTACGCGTCGAGTTGTACGTCCGGGTCAAAGAACCCTATCGCCGATTCCGATACGGTGTCCCTTTCGTCGATGTCTTCCGAGCTTGCATTCACCTGGATACGGCACGGGACGGTCGCCTCGTCCGCTTCGAATGTGACCACCGGGTTGCCGTAATCGTCGTACTCGTCTGACGTTGGGCGGTGGATCGTCGCCGTCTGTGTCAATAAGGACGTGAACACTTACCGCCTCTTGTATTGGTCGAGTAGGATTAGTTCGTCCGCCTGGAACGTACCCTGGTTGTAGGTTACCGAGTACGAGCCGATGGTTTCTTGCCTGGCGGTTATTGACGTGTCGAGCAATCGTGCGGCGAGACGTGCGGTCACCGATACGACTATCGCCGGGATGACTGCGTAGCCATGTGTGTAGGTGACGGTGATGCTTCGCAAGTCGGTGGGCCACGTTCCGTTTATGCGGCGCACGTAGCCATCGGCCGACCACTGGTAGTCCTCACCGTCTACGAGCACGCCGTCGTCCTCGGTTTCGACTTCTATCTCCGATACCGGGAACTCTGGTAGCAACAGTACGCGGGTTCCTGAACCGTCGAGCACGATCTCGTCGTCCTCGACTTCTTCGATGGTTTGCCCGACGGTTGCTTGCACCATTGCGGTAGCCGTGTCCAGGGCAGCCAGGGCAGCCGCGTCCTCGGCATCGATCTCGCGTCCGAGTACGTTGGATAGGTCAGTCGTCGTTGCGAATGCCATCGTCCTCTACCTCCGTCTCTTTCTCGACTTTCTTTTTCCCGGTCTTTTTTACGGCAGCCGGTGCCACCTTTTTGTTAGCTTCCGGTTGTACCGGGTTGATGCCGAACTTCTTGGCATCGCGCTCATTGATCCGCACGAATACACCGGGCTTTACTTCTATACGCAGCATGTCTCTACCAGTGCCCGAGCATGACGGAGGCCGGGGCTTTCACCCCGGCCTCACACCACTATTGCTTATCGGTTATCAGGAACCGGAGGTCAAGTCGCAGATCGCGAACTTGGCCGGCTGCACCAGACCGAACGTTCCGCGCCAGGAGGCGACCACTGCGGTCAGACCCTTCGTAGCGAAGTCGTCGTGTTGCGGATAGAGCGCAACCGAGATTGGCGCGCGCTGGAACAGGACACCCTGGTTCCACTCACCGACAATCGCGGTACCGGCAGGCACTGCCGCCGATGCGATGCGCTGAATGCCCCACACTGTCGGGGTCACCGCTGCGGCTGGTCCACCGAAGTAGAACGTACCGGAGTCGTTGAGGAGGTCCAGTTGCTCCATGTCGTCGTGCGACATGACAACCGCGAGGGTTCCACGGGCGTTGCCGTCTTTACGTACGGCAGTGATGCCCTTGCGGATGGTGGTCAAGAGGTCGGTATCGAACGCGACCGACTGCGTGCCGGACACTTCGAGGACACCTTCCAGGGTCTCACCCGTTCCGTCTCCCGAGATGATCTCATCCTCGACGGCCTCCAAGATGGAGGAGCGGAGGAACGCATCGACAAGACCGGCCAACTGGCCTGCATCGGCGAGCGCGCGGTTCGACACCGGCAAGAATGCGCGGAAGTCGCGCACCGGGATCGACACCTTCTCGAACTTCATCGTCGACTCGGACGGGGCGGTCCCTTCGGCCACACCGGCTGCGTTGTTGACTGACTGGCCTGCGCCGTAGTAGAGCACGCGGGCGAGGTCGACCACGTCGCTGTTTACGTTCGTCTGCGACAACTGCGCGAGCACGCTGTTCTCACGAGCGTACGAGGCATCCGCACCGGGGACGCGGAACGCGTCGATGAGGGTGCCAGCGTAATCGTCAGACGCGCCGGTGATCGTGGCCTTCATTCCCGCTACCGGGACTGACGGCGAGTTCGGGGTCGAGCGACCGTCGAACGAACCGTTGCGGGTCGCGGCGGTGTGCCAGGCCTTGAACTCTGGGCTGTTGATAAGACGCTCGCCAGCGGTGCGGCCCTTCACGTCGTCAGACTTCGGGGCGGCAGCGGCAAGGTCTTCGCCGATTGAATCGACGGCCTTGCGGAGTTCTGCGTCTGCTTTGAGAGCCTTCGCACCGGCGAGGGCTTGCTCGACGGTTGCGCGCTCTTGCTCCGTCAACGCGCGCCCTTCGGCGGCGGCTGCGGCAGCTACTTCCTTTGCCTGGTTGATCAGGTCTTTCATGGTTTTGTTCTCCTGTTGGTTGAGGTATTGCTACTCGATCTCGGTTTCGAGTTCGAGGATTAGTTGGGCTGTTGCCGCGTCTAACGGTTTGTGTTCCGTCTTGTCGACGTTTGCCTCATCCTTGACCAACGGTTCCTCGGACTTGCTCGCATCGTCTGCGGGTAGCGAGCCGAGAACGTCTTGCAAGAGTGAGACCGCGTCTTTGATGCGTGTCTCGTTCTTGCTTGACAATACTCGTCCCGCCTTTGCACCCGTGCGCTCTTCGGTGGGTTCTTCAACTTGCGCCTCGATTTCGTCGACGGCTGTAAGTTCGGAGAACCGGTGCCCGGAGAACTTGTCCGTCGGCATCCATTCACCCTCTTCGTTTTCGTATTCACGTACCAGGGCGAGCGGGTCGTCCTCGCTTGCCACCAGGCTCATTGGGTCGCCTTCGACTCCGAACGTTCCCTCGACCATGATGTATTCGACGCGACCGTATCCGCCGGCCCATTCTACGAACGAGCCCTCTTCGAGTTCGCCCGGTTCGGCTTTGGCGGCCTGCGCGGATCGTACACCCACCAGGCGGGTCGCCGGGTTCGCGCCTTTCAACGTGGGGCCGACTTCCAAGATGTGCAGTTCTTTCAACTCGCGTACCCCGTCCTTGCCTTTACCTTCGGCCTTGATGTCATAAGCGAATGAGAACTCGGTGACCACGCCTTCTTTCATAAGGGTACGGATGTGTTTCGCGGTCGGCGAGTCAAACAGTTCGGCACGTACGAGCAAGCCTTCGTCGGTTTCCTGCGCTTCACGTACCGCGCCGATGTAGTAATCCGGGTTCTCCCACTGGTGCGACCACACGAACGGAATCGAGCGTCCGTTTTTGGCGTACTGTTCGAGCGACTTTTTGAACGCGCCTTTCATGACCCGCTCACCTACGAGGTCAACGTTGTCAAAGACGGAGACGAGGGCGGTGACCTCACCGTTGCCGCCGGTCTCTTCGGCGGACTTGAACTCGATCTTGGCCGAGCTCGATAGACGCTTGATGTTCATGCGCTCACCAGTGCCGCTCCGTGTAGTCCTTTCGACTTCCGCTTCCCATGCAGCGTTCACTCGACGAGCCCAAGACCAACCGGGGTCGCCTCCCCATAATGCCCAGGCGATACGCCCGGCGGACGGATAGCCGTCTTGGTCAGGGCTCCATCCTTCCCCTTGCTTGTCGACTTCATGGCGCGCGAAGTAGGAGAGCATGCGGCGCACCGTTTCGATGGTCAACGTGCGACCGTTCGCCAAGTCGCGTGCACGTGCGACACCGACGGCGGTGCCTCCCCGGTTGTATTCGCGTCGCCAGTCGAGTCCACGTCGCGCCTCTTCACGTACGCCCTGGGGCGGCGTTAGATCGGGGTAGGCCTTGACTGCACGTACTCCGCCTGGCTCGATGTCCTCGGCGAGCGAGACGGCAATCATTTGATCTATCGCGTCTTGCCGTGTGCGATGGCACCCGATGACTTCGCCGTCGTCTTTCTCTACCGCCCAGCCTGAACAGTCTGGGTTATCGTTCGAAACGTAGTACGGCATTTAGTCCTCGTAGTCTACGATACATTCGCAGTTGGCGCGTTCGGTCACGTCCTCCAAGTCTGGGTCTCCTGGGAACCGGGCACCGTTCGAGAACCGGTCGGACATGGCTACCGATTCACCGTTGAGGGCCGCGTGTGAACTGCGCGGGTTGCCGCTGGTTGTTAGCCACGTCTTGTTGCGCACCCCGCCCGCCTGGGCTGCTTCTGACCTTGCCCATTCGCCGATACCAAGAATCAAGGACGCGGCGTACACCGGGCCCATGTTCTCTATCAACGAGTCGAACAGGTCCTCGACCTCGGTGGTCGGGTCGTCCGCTTCGAGTGCTTTTTCCAGTCTCTCGAACTCGGTGTCGATCACCGATTCGGCGAAACCGTCGGATACTGCATCGAGGTAGTTCGCGCCGTTCTCTGGATCCCAGTCGCCAATCGTGCTCGCCATTTGTGAGGCTGCACGTCGCAACACCGGGCGCATGTCGTTGGCAAGTTCGCGGGTGAACCGGGCGCGGTCGAACACGTCGGCGGCGCGCGCCTTCACGTTGCTTTTAGATTTGGCACCGAGTTTGGCAAGGACGCTACGTCGCTGCCGTTCGAATGCCGAGACGATTTCTTCTTGTAGTTGGTTTTTGGAACGTTCACGGGTGCGTATGACACGATCACGGCGCAGGGCTTTTTTACCGTCGACCGGCGCGGCTTTTGCTTCCGGTTGTTCCGATGCGAGACCGAGTTGGCGTTCGGTTGATACGGTGTCCTGGGGATTGGCAAGACCGCCGGTGAGTACGTTGAGTGGGGTGACAAGCTCGTCGCCACCGTCGACCGGTGGCAAGTTGAGCCGGGCGCGCGCTTCGTTGCGAGTCAAGTATGGCGCGCCGACCGACGCTTGCAATACGGCCGCTTGTTCGGTGAACGAGCCGGCAAGTTTGGCGGCGATGTTGAACTCCAAGTACGTGCTCTCCGGTGTGTCAAACTCGGGGAGTAGTTGTAGTTCGAGTTCTTGTTCGATGCGCACCAGCCAGGGAGCCAGGCAGTCGGAGTATAGTTGGCGATGCTGTTCGGATAGTGATGCGTACGTGTTCGAGCCAAGCCCGAGCAACCCGTTCGGTATTCCGTATGCGGCTGCTACGACTTCGCGAGATAGTTGAAACGACTCCAAGTACTGCGAGTCGCGTGCACTGAAACTCACGCCCTTGTACGTCATGCCCTCTTCGAGCACCAGGGTTTTCCCGCTTGCAGCTGCCCCGGTGTATGCGGCTTCAAAATCGGCGCGGAATCGGTTGCGTGCTGCCTCGCTCCATGCGGGCGCACCCTGGGGGCGTTCGATGATGCCGCCCATGCGCGCGCTATTGGCCCAGTATTTCTCCCGGTAGTTGCCTGCCGCCGCTTGTTCGGCGAGTAGTCTACGTAGCGTCTCAATCGGCGAGAGGCCTTTACGTGGATCGGTCGGGTGATACCCGTGTATGTCGATTATCGCTTCGGCTGGGTATTCGACGATGCCGGCCGAGCCGTGCACGCGGTACGCTTCTGGACGTAGCCAGTTGTCGCCAACGAGTTCGACGATTGACGGCGGGATACGTACCAGGGCAACACGCCCGGCCTCGCCGCGCACCTTGACGAAGTAGGCGGCGTCGTAGATTGCCAAGTCGTGTACGAGTGCATCGAGCCATTTTGATCTGGTGCTGTTGATGTCTGGCTGGTCGAGTGTCAACGCAAGCGGACCGGTTGAGATGCGTGCGCGCTCGTCGTCCGAGATTCGTTCGTATGCATGCAGCGGTATCTGGGCAACGTTGCGCGCCAAGAAGTCGACCGCGCTACGCAACTCGGGTTGGGTTCGGTAGATGGTTTCATAAGCGGCAGCGGTCCCGTCATAGAGTCCGATTGAATCATACACGAGCCCGGTGAGCAACGTGCCCGTAGCTTTTACCGATACTAACCCTGCGTCTGTTTGTACGACTGCCATTTTAGTTTACCACCTGTACGAACTCTACCCGTGCCCGTTCTACAATCACCGTCCCCGAGACGGCGACTGGGTCGCTGCCTGGTTCGATTAGTTCTGCGTTCGCAAGTTGTAGCAACGTGCGGTCGCTTTTTATCAACACACCACGAAACGCGCGGCCGGTGTCAAGGTTGACCAGTACGCGTCGGCGCAATGCGAGAGGTCTGTACCCCAGCATTACGACCCCACTGATACTTTGACGAATACCGCCGGTGTATGTCCGTGCACCTCGGGAGTGCCGATTGTGAATGGGTCAGGGAGCGCGGTCGAGCCGCTTCCGATTAGGGCGAACGACATAGGAGTCATGGTGTAATAGCTGGTCGAAACCATGCCGTAGTCGGTGTATGGTTTTAGTCTTCCGTTGGCGTGCAGGGCCAAGAACGGGAAGTTGGCCGTATTGTCACACTTTGAGGCAAGCCACACGGTCTGGTATGCGGATACCTCGTATGGGGTTGCAAGTGTTATTTCCTTCATTCCCGCGGTTGCGTTGTTTGGGATGTTTAGAGTGCCAGCGTCAACGGCAAGGTCGCCGGGTTCGCCCATGTTGTTCTCGTAAATGCCGAGACGGTAATCATGCGATCCACCGCCATGCGTTGACATGAGAAACACGCCAATGTGGGTAATCGTGCAAGGCTCGGAGAAACGTATACGAGTGACGCCGCCTTTTTGATGACCGGTGCTTGCACCCGCGAGAGAGCCGCCGTATTGTGTGTAGTATTTGTCGTCGACCGGTCCTTGCAATGCGTTGGTTTCCGGGAACAGGTCCGGGATACCTGGATCGTACGGGGCGGGTGTGAAGAGTGCGTCGGTGCTCACGGGATCACCATTACCCGAACGTCTGCCGCGCCGCCGGTGTCACAGATGGCGTAGAGTTTTCCCTGGTGGCGAATAGAGACGGTGAACGCCGCGTCGACCGGGAGCGGTGCGCCGTCTTCTACGGTCACGCCGTCGTCTCCGAGGAATACGTCGTCAGGGCCGGCGTTGTAGAGATGGTACGTTATGCGTCCGTCTTCTTTCGCGCCTTTCGGTGTGCTCTCGTCGTCGATGATTAAGGTGGCCTCGTCGTCGACTGATACGCTGCTGCTTGATGGGTTGATGGTCATACTGTTTGGATTCCTCGCTCCTCGTATACGCTACGGTATGTGTCCAGCGATCCAGATAGTGTAGCCGAGTTGAGTGCCATGATTGTAGCCACGCATCCGTCGATGCGTGCGTTGCTGGCACTCTTACTCGGTTTGACGTTTCCTGCCGGGTCGCTTTGACACAGTGCCGCGGTGACGTGGGTTTCCAGCACCGGGTGCTGGTTGTGTCGCAGTCCTTTGGCAAGGACCAGGCGTTCGAGTTCTTTGGTTGGCGATGACATGGTCGCATACCCTTGGCGGGTTGGTAGACACGGAACACCTTGTTCGAGTAGCCTGGTGATGAGCGACGTGGCGTTCCACGGGTCGTACGCTACCGACATGCGGGGGTAGCGGTCTTTGAGTTCTATGATGCGCGCCTCGATGAACGCGTAATCGATTAGGTTGCCAGGTGTCAACGTCATGTACCCAGCTGCCGCCCATTCGCGGTATGGCAACCGGTCGCGCCGTTCCCGCTCCGCAATCCCGTCCTCGGGCATCCAGAAGTACGGCTCGATGTCGTACGTCCCGTCCGGGTACGGGTGCAACAGTACCAGGGCGGAGATGTCGGTGGTGCTTGATAGGTCGAGACCGGCGAACACCGGGCCTTCTTTGTTTCTCTCCCGGTGCGGCTCGCCGCATGCGCGCCAGGCGTCCGGGTCTATCCATCGTTGCACTTCGCTGGTCCACACCCCGAGATGCAGCTGGCGAAACGTTGTCTGGCGCGCCGGTGAAACGGAGGCGCGCACCACTTCCTCGGCGAGATAGTCCTCGGTGATGGTGGTGCCGAGCGATGGGTTGGCGGCTCTCCATACGTTCGGGTCTTTCCAATCCGCGTCCTTGTCCGCGCCGTAGATCACACCCAGGAACGAATGGTCGACTACGTCCCCGGCGGCGACGCGCAACG